TGAATCCCATTCTTTTGTTACAAGTTCACCCATTATCGAAACTATTCCTACGCTTCCTTTTTTCATGGCGCGGTAAGAATTTTCCACATGAACAAAGCCGGGGATAGAAAACGGAATATCGGCTTTTTTTTCTGCTTCTCCGAACGAAGCGCCTAAAAGCAAAGCTTCGAAGGCCTCCGGCAAGATCGCCCATTTCGTGGCGCGTATTTTTTCAAAAGATATCATTCTACTTTTCCTTCATAGTTCGCCGGTTGCATTTCATTTTTTTCGACGAGTTTTTTCTCACGTGCACTGCGCTTGAAAGTCGCTTCCCAGTCTCCGCCGGACATCGCCGTGTACTCGTCCTCGTGTGAAGATAAATTATTCTTTATCGCCGTCACGGCCGCGCCGATTTCATTCTGCGGGTTCAGCAATCCCTGCCCGCTTCCTCCCATTTGGCCTTGCACCAGAAGGCACGGCGGATTGGGTCATCCATGAATCCAGGGGCCTCTATGACATTCTTTGACACGAGCTCAAAAAGAAATTCCTCGTAGACAGGCTGGCAAAAATCTGATGCGAAACTTGTGCGTAACCTGCGGTAAAACTTCCACGCCTCAAGTAGCGCAGCTCGGCTCGCTGAATAGGAAGCCTGAAAATGCAGGAGCAGCTGTTCGAACGGGATTTCACACGATGCCGAAAGCATCTTCACCATTGCGTTGAAAAAGCTCTCGAACGCAGTGTCAGTGCGGTTCGGATCAGCTATGGTCACGTCCTTAGAATCATCGAGCTCTACGATGTTAGCTTGTCCTAATTCGTATTGATTTTCCTTGTCCGGGTCCTGTCCCGGAATTGCCGAATCCATGATGGAGAAATTCGGCTGCAATGACACCGGGCCCTTGGAATCCTTGACGAAGACGGTGAAGAACGTCTGGATCAAATTTTGCATCAGCTTTGCGTCGCAAAGGCGCGAAACTTGCTTTAGGCTGTTGAACACCGGAGTCAAAAACGGAATTCCCCGGCGCTGTCCCGGTCTCGTCTTTTCGTACAAATGATAGATGTTGCGGCGACCGGAAGCATCGAACGCAGGAATGCGAACCCAGTCGCGGGACCGAAAGTCGATCAGATCGGCTTCAATGGGATAATGCGAGATGAAATGATATGCAAGCGGAGCCCCGTAATCATCGACCTCAATTCCACCGGCTATTTTGTACGTATCGCCGGAATAATTTGGATTGCAGCAGAGATCCGACTCCATTAGTTTTATCCGGAGCTCAAACGGGCTCCCCTTGCGGGCCACCCAGGGCAATGAAAAAAACAGGTCTCCGGACAACAGCGGGGAAATGAAAGCCAAGCGCTGCAGTTCATAAAAATTCTGCGTCGCGGAAAGATCCACGTTTTTGGAATCAGCGAACACCCTGAAAAGGCTCTCGACCTTTCGTTCCCAGGCGTCCGCGTAATCGTCCGAAAGCCCAAGCATTTCGCGGTCTACGCGGCTCTGGAGCGTGAGCCCGTGACCGATGACATTCGTATTTATTCGTTTCATTATCGCCGATGCGAGCGGCGTGTTCATCACCAGATCGCGCGATGCCGCGCGGGCCATACCGGACTTTGGAAGCGTGTCGCTGTCTGGCGACAGAGCGTGCGTGGACCATCCGCGCATCGACCGTTTGCGGCTTCCAGGGACATCGTAACCGGCGGGTTCCCCGAAAGAAAAATCAGAACCCCATCCGAAAATGGACGACGCGTATTTCATCCGCGCACGGGATTCCATGCGTTTCAATCCAGCCGATGGGCTGAAGAACGAAACAACGTTATCTACAGGGTTCCGCATAGACTAAATATAACTAATTAATTTGTATAAACATGACAAAAAACAAAAAAACGTATAAAATAAATTTAAAGCAAGTTGTGTACAAATTAAATGTCACGCGGTACGACGCGCAAAAAACGGACGCCGGTCTTGTTTTCGGCAAGCGCCGTTACTTGGGCGGCCCAATATTCCCGCTGTGCCGCAATGTCGGACAAATTAGCGCGGGTCAGCGTCCTGTCGCCAATACTGTATGACTGCCCTAAAAGCACGGACCTTTCAGCCTCCAGATAGCGGGCGTACATGTCCTGCGCCGATCTCAATTTTTCAAGCCTTGTCCTTTCGTCCATAAGCGCTTACCTCATCCTTATGCGCCGTCCTTTATTTTGGACGGCATTTTTCTGTTGTTGCGAGGCGACCTGCGTGTTCGTCATGAGAATGTTTTTTTCGACTAGCACGTTCATGTCTACCCCTAGGATTTCCAGCATAGACAGATTGTAGCATCTACAATCTAGGGCCTCGTTACGCGCCCCCTTCGGAAGCACCCATTCGAGTACCGTCCTCCCTCCGCGCCTTGTGCGGGTAAGCACTTCTGCGGTAAGGCCCTTGAAGTAGTTGTCGCCGTACATCTCATTCTTCGGGAAATGACAATACTGCGGACCCGGCGAACTTTCCTTCAGCGTCGAATTTATCTTTAATTTTATCTCGTCCACATACAAAATAAAAAGCCAGACGCCGTATTCGTTCGGCTTCCTAGGTCTAGCCAAAGTCCCTTTTCCCCATTCGCTGCGTCCCTTTATCGGGAAGATGCGTCGGTGCTCGCGGCTCCTGCAAAACGAATAGACCTTTTTTGACTGGAAGCCAGAATCGACGGCGGCGCCGGAAATGTTCATCCGTATTCCAGCCTGATGCCTGTAGCTTTTTTGCAGGAACAGATCAAATTCCTGCCACACCTGATCCTGCGACGTGTCCCCGTAGAATACTTTATACTCAACGCTCCACGTCTCGCCTCCGGCGCCGTGACCAAGCACCTCGCATTCGATGCGGTCTGCCTGCACGTCGGCGCCGGCGGTCAATATGCGCACTCCAAGCGGAATGTCGAACGTACCGTCAGGAGAGTAAACCTCGCACCTGTTCTTTATGAGCTCGTAGCTCATGCCTTGTTCCGATTCCTTCCACGTCTCGCCTAGAACCGTGTTTACGAATACTTTAAGTTGCTCGCGGTCCTTGGAATGCGAAGCCTCCTCGAACATCCGGGCGGCATCAGACCAAGAAAAGAAGCCCAGCGGGGAGTACAACGCCGAAATGAAAAAAGATGCGCTCTGTACATCAACGTCGCCGGGTTTCTGTTCTTTCGTGTGAGGGTTCTGTGCCCTCCATTCTCCGTTCTCAAGCATCCATGTCTTGTAATGTTCTCCGATTTCACAGCCGCAAGTAGGACAAACTAACCGAGCCGTGTCCGTGTGACCCTTGTCCCAGATTATGTTCTTCCACTTAATCACAAAGTAGGTTCCGCTTTTTTCTGCGGACGCGTTGCAGTGGGGGAACGGAAGAAAATATTGCCGCTGGTCTCCCATTTCGTACAAAGGATGGATGCGGGAAGTCTCATCTATTCCTGGAGTGGAAATTCTGAAGATCTTGCAGTCCGGAAAGTTGGACGTGCGCCGTTCAGCCAAAAGTATTGGGTCTCCTTCGCCTTGAATATTGGCCTTGTAACTGTCCACTTCGTCGAGAGCCAGCTTACCGATCGACCGCGATCGAAGCGATGACGCTGATTCGGCGCCTCCGAGGGCGATGAATCCCCCCGGGAACGTCTTCATTAATTTTTTGTTTGAGCCTTTTGCGTCCCGCCGCCCATTTACTTTATCAGCAACGGCAGGACACGCGTTTATCGATGTCTGCAATTTCTGGTCCGAAAAGTCGGACACATCACCGCTCGTCTTCTGTACATAGAGCATCGGGCCAGGGTCGTGATCTATCGTATAAAGTATCCAGTTTATCATGACCTCGGTAAATCCGAGCTGCGAGCCCTTCTGAACGTCGATGTATTTTACGGAACTCGACGGGGAAAGGCATTTCATTATTTCCTTCAAAAATGGAAATCTGGAAGTCCTCCAAAGTCCGTGTTCGGAGCTGGTCCCTTCCGGTAATATTCTGTTCTCGTCCGACCACTCATCGAGATCCTCGCGTGGCGGGACGGAAAGTGATGAGAAAAAAGCGACAAAAACCGTCTTGGCCTGTGGTTTCAGGGCTTTCCAGATTTCGTTAATTTGTGATTTCGCCATTTTCCAGCTTCTTGACGAACAAATTAAACGACCGCAGCGCCGTGTCTATCTCGTCTTCCAGCATTTTCTTTATTTTGAAATGATCGTCGCAAGCGGCCGCAAGAGGGGCCACGCGCGGCGGTATCGACTGCATCTTTTTCCTGACGATCACCGCGATTTCCTGAAACTGCGGAACCAAATCGCTTACCGAGATTAGTTCGGCCTGATCGTGCTTGTAATCGAGCAATTCCCGGCGGGCCTTCAAAATCTTTTGTATGCGTTCCGCCTCATCCTTACTTATATTGGACTTCAGCAAATCACCCAAAGCCTCGTCACTGACCGCAGCATTCACGCGCTGGTTTTCAGGCAGTGCAGGAGGAGACATAATGGACGGCGGTTCATCTGCACACAAAGTATCGTCTACGTTGGTGACGTTCATCGGAGGCGGTTCGCTTTCATCTCCTGGACGCCACGCTTCCGAATTCGATAGGTGCGCGTCGAGATCCCAGGCCAGATATTTTTTTCCCTCCGTGTCCCAATTTATCCGATATCCTCCTCGGCGACCTCCATTCGGAGTGGCCCGCGCGTCGATGATGTGTTTCGAAACGGCATCATCGACATGGTTGCGAGTCCGTGAAACGCGCATCGAAAATTCTGTTTTCGTAATCCATTCCATATCTTCAAAAATAACTCTTTTAATTGTTAATTGTTTGTCAATAGTTTAATAAGTTAAAAATATGTATTTACAAAATGTTTATAGATTGTTAATAGATTTGGCAAAATGTCACAAAAAAGTATAAAAAATTGATAGATGAAGCACACTAGCCGTTACCCGCTTCAATTCAGGCCCCGGAAGTACCTGTAATGTTTACAAGTTGTTTATAAAGTGTTTATAGATTGTTGATAGATTTTATTAATGGACAACTAAAAATGTTTATAGATTGTTTGCTGTTAGCTTGTACGCATAGTAAACTTTGTACAAATTAACCGCCCGTCCACCACAATTAATTTACATGAAACAAACGTCAGTACAAATTAACGTTCAGTCCGCCAGATGTCTTAGCGCCACATCGAACGCCATCCGATAAATTTCATTTGTACGTAATGCTCCTGTTTCCTCGAACGTCCATTTCGCCCGGATCTTTCCGTTAGGTGTCATTACATACAAAATCTTTAGCGGCTTCCGTTTCCGTCCTGCCCTGCGTGCAATTATCGTTGTTCCGTTTGCGGTATTCAAAATGAAGGCCCGCCGCTGATGCGTTCCGTATACTCCTGGATGCTTAGACCCTGCGGAGAATTTAGTCTGTGCGTAATCTTTCAGCACCGTTTTTGGTTTGTAAATTTGCTTCACCCTTCCGCCCGACGTTTTCATCTGGTAATCGCTCTGGGGTACTGTAAGAACTTTCCCTCAGGGCACTCGTGTTCCCCCAAATTCCTGCATCGACATAAACTCCGTCTTTTCTATGTTTCCGAGATACACGGAGGCGAATGCCTCTGACGTGTCGCGGATGTCACGCGCCACCTTATTAATTTGTCCTGAAGATGAAGGAAAAGCCTTTATCGAATTAGGTATGAATTCGCCGTGGAGATTGAATTTTTCCCTTGTCATCGCGCGTTCAGTCATCATGACGCGCTCCGTCACAAGCCTCAATGCGTCGGCGACTGCCCTAGGATACTTGTCTCCGGCAAGTTTCTTTGCGTCGGCGACGAAATCACCGAGGTCCATCCTTATTCTTGTCGTGTCGGACATAATCCAAAATATACATAAAATAACGTCATAATAACCGGCGGTAAC